AATCTAGCCAAAGCTTAACCGCCGATCTACTCAACCGTGATCAAAATGTACTGGCTCACCCGCTTTTACAACTTCCTTACCGGATATCTCCCCCGACTTCAAACCAATTACAAGTTTGTAGCCTGGAACGATCCCCGGCCCACGCCTCAACGCGACGAAGAACGTTTCGATCAATATCGAAAAGTCATTCTTCATGCATTCAAGAAACACTTGTATGGATGGGATACTGACTACATCACTACGTCCTTTCACCGCGCTCCTGCGACACAAGACCTTATCTACACTGCACTGGCAAAAGGTGATCTCCCTGATCATCCTGTTCCATTCGATGACCCTCACTTTATCAAAGCACGCTCAAAATGCCGCGATATGTTTCGTCCTCCCGCACTGATACGTCCTGTACACTTCGCTGATCTCCGCCACTACCCGTGGAACCTCAAACCTTCAGCTGAAGAACCTTATACCTCTATGCAATCACTGAAACGAACGATTGAAGATGCTGCTGCGCATCATCTGATTTCCGACGCTCGTATGTCTATGTCTAATCTGATCAACTACATCTTTGTTGATGTCCGTGAATTCATTCATGGCATAAAACAAGGAACGATCAAACCAGGTCACGCCTTGCCTCTTGTCAACGTACACTGCAAGACTGCCCTCACCGCCATCGACGAAGCGAAACTTCGCATTGTCTTCGGCTGTTCAAAACGTTGGATCTTCCCAATGGCTATGTTCCTATGGCCTTTATTCCGATTCTTCATTTATGAACAAACTTCCCCTATGCTATGGGGTTATGAAACCATTTTAGGTGGATGGCACCGCATGAACACAGAAATACTCTGTTCAAAGCTGTACTTCCAAACCTTCTTGACCATTGACTGGTCTGGCTTCGACCTCCGCGCTCTCTTCTCCGTCATGCGCTTAATATATGCAGACTGGAAAACCTACTTCGACTTCGAACACGGTTACATGCCTACCAAGAAATACCCTTCTTCTTCATGCAACCCCTCAAAACTCCACAATCTCTGGGATTGGTGCGTAGAAGCACACTTTGCTTCACGCTTCCGCCTCCCTGACGGCTCCACCTGGATCCGCCTCCACCGTGGTATTTTATCTGGTCTCTTCGAGACTCAGTTCCTCGACAGTCATTACAATCTACTCATGATTCTAACCATTCTCTCAAAGATGGGCATTGATATCGACAACTTGTACATCAAAATACAAGGCGACGACTCAATTTCCGCTTTCAAGGTCTTCATCCCTGCTGACCAACACGAGAATTTCAAAATCCAATTTCAATATTGGGCCAAACACTACTTTGACCACAAAGTCAACCTGACCAAGTCAGGCATCTCCAACTCGCTTGAAGACTGTGAAGTGCTCGGTTACTCACACAGTAACGGCTACCCCAGCCGCGACTGGCGTCAACTCCTTGCCGTTCTCTGGAACCCCAGAAAACAGCGTCCTACTCCCTCGACCACCATGGCTCGATGCATCGGTCTCACCTATGCCTCCATCTATGATCGCAATGTTGTTAACGTATGCCAAGATGTCTTCAACTACTATGCTGACCTCGGTTACACTGCTTCTGAAGCACGTGACCTCGATCAATTTGAATTCCTCTTCTCTCAAACCTCTGTACCAAAAGATCACTTTCCCACTCATTTGGAAGTGACCCGCTACCTCCGTTCTCTAAATAATACGAATGAAAGTAAAGCTAAAGAATATTGGAACCCAGACTGGTTCCTTTCTTGCTACTGATTTCGCGTAACGCCGTGCGTT